AAACATATCCCTATAGACATAGGCATAGCCCCTCCGCCGGGGCATCTTCAGACCCTTCCACTGGGCCATTGGTTCCACGAAGGCCATGAGGACTTCATCAATGTCTATGGCGATTCTGTTCATGTTCATGTTAATATATATATTCTTATCATTCATAATCTCTAATTGCTATTCCTATTGGAAACCGTGGGACACCCGCCACTGTCATATTTTGATATCTCACGGTGAGTTTCTTGCCCACGAGTGCCTCTCTACGCTCAAATGCATCCCTTCTCTTCTCTATGGTTCCCTCGGGGCGGACAGAAAACCTGTCACCAGCGGTCGTCACGCATTCCCATACGGGGGTACCCACATCCCTCCCAGCCCCCTCGTGGACCCCAACAATTTTAAATTCTTCCGTCTCGAAGGTTTTAAACTTGAGAAGATTATTAGACCTTTTACCAGGTTCGTAGGCCCCGTGGGCGTTACGAATCATGATACCCTCGTACCCCTGATTGACAAAGGTGTTGTGTACAGTCATAACATCCTCCTTACTGGACACCTTCTCGGTCTTCACCGTCACCCACTGCATCCTCTCTTCGAAAGACAAGTGAGGTCGGTTGACGTCATAATAATCAAACACGTGGAACTCGAGGGTCCCTGGACAGGTTTTAAAGGCACTCGTGGTTTCCTCAAAGGACAGGCCGTGTAGGTAGCACTCCCCATCGAAGTACTCCCCATCTTTGAGATCCTTCCCCCAGTCTTCAGTCCCCTTGACGACTTTACCAGTCCTCGAGATACCACCTTTATTGGACACGAGAATACGAACACCGTCGAGTTTGGGTTGAACGTAGAATGGTTCTTGAATATATCGCTTCCGGTCCTCCCACTTGTGTGCGAGCATCGGTAGAACCCCAGACTCTTGTTTATTTTTCCATATGGTCATGGCTCGTTTACTGGCGCTGTTGAAGCCTAGTGGTACGTGTATGGTACTCGTAATTTTTTTACCATCTACGAGCCCTGTCGTTTTTACGATATTTGCAGTCCCGTCTCTGAGTCGGTCGACTCGAATGTTAAATATGCGTTCGCGGCCGTGCGCGTCTGTTTTAATAATAGTATCCATTATAGTAAATGGTGCAAGTTGTCAATTACGAAAGGATGGCCCGACTTAGGACTGAACCATACACAGCCATTCCTTTTAACCTCAATACTTTTAGTGTTGTTATCATATTTTTAACCGCCCTCGGCCTCTACAAGCGTCACATTAACATTAAGCAATCCCGTGAACAATCCCGTACTTGATGCACTCGTCTGCATCGAGGTAGATATCCTTCTGCATGAATTCTTTGAGTTTGTCTTTGGGTATGGAGGTCTCAGCCCTGTACACGCGCTTGAGCATTTTCATAATTTTCTTACATGTTTTCATTTCATCCCTGAGTTCTTGAAACTTCCCAAAAAACCCAGTACTTATTTGGTGAATGAGAACGTGGGCGTTTCTTCCCATGCGCCTATCCTTCCCACCCAGGAGCAAGAAGGTTCCGGCGCTGCAACAGGATCCCTCAGCTATCGTGGTGATATGAACTCTCGAATCTTTCATGATATTCATAGCACTCATACCAGCGAACACATCACCACCGTCACTTTGGATATGCACACGGATACTTGGGGTGTAACCGGGGAGGTCGATAGCTTTTTTGAGAAGGTCAACCTCGAGTTTCTTCAGATTGTCGATGAAATCAAGAATATTTTTACGATTGATATCACTGTAATAATAAATATCACATCCGATCGTGCGAATCATGCACGTATCCTCTTCAACGTCTTCGTCAGAACTCATTTTATTAGACTACGCATCTTCTTTTTAACACGCATGACTTCGTTAGGTTTCATCTTGTTTCCGAGAGCCAAATGATTCATGACATCAAAGTCACTCGGGGCGAGTTTATAGTCCGTGAGGGGTTCGAGATTCCCAGAGGCGGCATACTGTCTTATGACTGATAGTTCATCTATACTCAATTGGGTACTATGATTACACTGAATATTTTTCAGTTTTTGTTGTCGCATTTTATAATTCCCGTATTTTGTCCACGAACTTCCAGCTTTTAGACTATCGGGTTGTAATTCAGAACCCATGTAATACTTTGGTGTGGCTATACCAGAACATATATAGTACGGCATATACCCCCACTCTCCCTTGTACATCAAGGTATCGTAGGTGTCTGCGATAGACAAGGATTCCATGATGTTCGGGGCGTCGCACCCTTTCGTGGAAAGATAATTCCCGTGAATGACATCGCATATGTGACCATGTTCGTGAATCGTCTGTGAAAAGTCGAAAGGTCCGGGTGTACATAAAATATCCGCGACGATTTCTTTTGATGATTTAAAAACATCTTTGGTATCCGAGTATGCAAGGTAATCGAAAAAGTTCTGGATATTTCCTTGGCACTTCAGGGCTGCTTGGTGTGCCCCAGGGTTCTCGGGTGTGAGGGAGGCTATAGCGTCTGGGGTTCTTCGGGGTACCACGATGAGTTCAAAGTTTGGGAGCATGTGAACATCTGTGGACGTCACGACGAGCGAACCTCGACCTCCATCGGAAATCTTATCGACCAATTGTTTAAACGCATGTATAGAGTTTTCATACCCATCGATGAGCATGTATGCTCGGGTCTCTGTGAAGAGTATATTCTTTTTTGAAAACATTTCCAAGTGTAACTCAATACTATTAGAATTATTCAACACATTGTCGACTATAAAAGTTTTCCCAGACCCAGAGGGTCCACATATAAAAACATTTTTACCTTCGTCGATATATTCACGCAATCGACGAGTCTCAGGTTCGTGGAGCGTCGCGCGAGTATCTTTTTTTTGTGGGGTACTTTTAACGAAAGCGTCCATGGATGATGATCTCACTGAACAAGCTTTAGAATATTTTTTGGAAAATAATACACTACAAAAAAAAGTTTTAGAACCAATCAAAAGGAAGGTGTTTCCCTACATAGTAGGTGTCGCATTCTTTAATGTTGTGATGTTTATCATGGTCGGTTACTTGATATATCTTTTACGATTACCTGCTCCAGTTCCTTAACACGTTCAGGAACCGTGTGGACCTCCAGGGGCTCGCGGGTCTCACGGGTCTCGGGGTCCCCAGAGTTTCTACGTATAGCCAATAAATCTTTTTTCAATTCATCTTTCATGTATTCATCCTTGATGAAAGTTTCTATGGGGTGTATGTGCATGATTTCAGGTTTGAATAACACTGAATCATCGGGGAATTCTTTATCAAATGCAATGATAATACTGTATGGGATCGAAGGGGATTGTTCGATGAGGCGGTCGTATTCAGCGCGGCAATATTCAACCATCTCCGTCCCGTGTTGAGAGCGTTCCTCGAGAGGCAGGGAGAGTTCGAGGCGTATCGTGCGAGACAATTTACCATACTGAATAGATGCCGCCCTGTGACCTTCCATGAGCTCATTGATTTTTAAAAACTGCATCACGGTCGTCATGATGGCGGTGATGATGTTCATACTTCCTATCGCCAGAGGTACCAGGGGCCTAATACTCAAGGGAAATGTAGATTGTGCAAAGTTCGCCGTACCTGTGACTGTACTTATGACGATGATGGGAAGCGTATAACGCATACTCGATTTTTTGTACATGAGAAACGCTTGGTTATTCATGTACCGGTAGCACGCCGCAGCCTCGCCCCATGTTTTAAGAATCTTTTCCTGTTGTGGGTGCCAGAGTTTCTTTTCTTTTTCTTTCTCCATAGTAGTAGTAGTAGTAATGAATATAATATTTTTCATTCATGTATTATTATTTGTCGGAGCGTTGGTTATCCCCTTCGTGAATAATAAGGACCTGTTAGAGTTTTACTCATTGGTCATCCCATTTTTAATGTTTCACTGGGTGATGAACGATGATACGTGCGCCCTGACACAAATGGAAATGTACATGACAGGAAAAGAAAAAGAGCAAACATTTTTCGGACGGTTAGTGGGTCCAGTATACAGTATGAGTGATAGTGATGCTGATAAATGCGTAAAGGGTATATTGTTTACGTTATGGTTGGTTGTACAATTTAGATTAAATCGTGTCCCTGGGATAAATAAAATACGTGAGTTATATAAATGAAGCAGAAGACTAGGACAACACTGGCTATCACTGCGATTATTGTACTCGTATGTATCGTTGGGTACCTAATGACGAACCCCATCAAGAAGTTCGTGGAAGTTCCCAAAGAGATCCAAGTTCCTTACCCCGTGGAAGTGTTTGTTCAGAGGGAGCCAGAGTTTCGCAAGCCTCCAATAAAAGAGTACAAACCTGGGCACGTGCAACAGATGGGTGTTTTGTTGGGTGAAGATGGTGACACCCTCCCTTTATACGGAAAAGAGGTGCGTGGTCGGAGGGACCGGTATCATTATTATACATCCACACCTGGGGAACAAATATACTCCATCCCCGTGACACACGACAACAGGGACTGTATGGACGATTTAGGGTGCCAGGAGTTATACGGTCAGGAATCAATCAGTGTCTTAGGTAAGACTGTTCCTTACCAAGCAAAAATGTACAGGACTGATAATTTTTTTTAATATTTGTATATATAAATGATTAATAAAGCACTCCGCGTTGAAGCGAGGAGTAAAGGTATCCGGCTAACCGTTGACAGAAACGGTAAACGTGTGCAGAAACGTGAACCAGTTTTACGAAAGGAGATTCGGGACCACGAGAATGGTATCATTCGCACACGTGCGCGGCAGACGAAAGACATGTTATACATGTGCAAATCGGTACTATCCATTTTGAACAAGAACAAGAACAAGAACAAGGTAAACTCTCCTCCCCGTGTCTCCACACCTATCACAGCTCCTCCCCGTGTCTCCACACCTATCGCAGCTCCTAAAGGCGCGGCCCCGCCGATTCCAGCTCCTAAAGGCGCGCCCCCGCCTCCTCCTCCTCCTCCCCCTCCTCCGCCGCCGCCCATTATGAAGAAGGCAGTTCCACTAAAACTAAAGGGGGTCGCGGCACCTCCCCCTCCACCCCCGCCGAAACAGTTGTCGGTTGTGAACGAACTCAAAATGGCGTTGAAAAAAAAGAATCTTAAGCAAAAGTCAAACCAATACGCGATGTCAACAACCGCTTAGATTCGGCCATTGACGGTTTACTCCATAGCAACCATCTCGACCAGAACCCAGCGGTCCTGATACCCTTCTTGGACCACGTTTCCCCCATCCGTCCATGGCGCGCGAGGTACCTCTTCATGCGTGCAGGATCCTTATGAATAGTGTAATCAGAGTACCCTCTCCCCCCGAAATCTACAAACTTCCCATCTGGGAATGTGACTCTAAACTTTTTAGTGGGCTTAGGACTCTTACGGAGAATGACTTTCATTTTATAATATATGTCAGTAATATATTTTCCACCAATCATCATAGGATGCTATACCATGGAACACACCGCCTAAAAGTAATCCTCTCACGAACGCATCCTTGATGTAGAATAAAAGTATGAGGCTCGTGAGCCAGTGATGTAGGTGTAACGTATTTCCACTTGTTTTTATTTTATTAAAAGTATAAGGACAATTCGGTGAACACGCAGAATAATAAATCATAAGTGATAGTATAAACCCTACAATCGATGGGTTCATGTAATATACTTAAAGAAAAGAAACTATATACAAGTAGGAAGAGTCCAGTTAGCTCAGTGGATAGAGCGTGTGACTTCTAATCACGAGGTCATGGGTTCGATACCCATACTAGACACCTTGCTCCTATAGCTCAGTTGGGAGAGTGTTAGACTGAAGATCTAAAGGTCACTGGTTCGAACCCAGTTGGGGGCACTTCGTCCAGTTAGCTCAGTGGTAGAGCGCCAGGCTTTTAACCTGGTGGTCATGGGTTCAATACCCATACTGGACACGCTGGGATGCCCGAGTGGTTTAAGGGGGCGGTCTTAAGAACCGCTGCACTATGTGCTCGTGGGTTCGAACCCCACTCTCAGCAAAGGGAGTACCTCCCGTCGCGACTAAAAGTCGCTCTGCTCCTATAGCTCAGTTGGTAGAGCGACAGGCTGTTAACCTGTAGGTCACTGGTTC